TGATGAGAACTTTGTATTCAACTGTACCTGCCCCAGCAACACCGGAAGAATTTAGATCCTGAAACAAGACGGCAGAGCCGGTTGCAATTGTAGTGCTGTGTCGGACTGTGCCAGAAAGCTCAATGGAGCCCTCATCAAGATACCACTTAGCAGCCAGAACACCAGTAACAGGTGTTGTAGAGGAAGCAGATGGAAAGATAAATAAGCCATACGCGCCGCCATTAACTGCGGGATCTAAATCATTAGATCCAGAAACCTGCCAACCTGCTTCGCCTGCTCCGCCATCAGCAACCTGATCACTTTGACCACCAAGGAGACGAACGACTGTAAGAGCGTTGCTGTTACGAAGATAAGCCTGAGCAGCGTATGCAGCATAGGTTGGTGCGGTATAATTGCCCTCACGCCAGACATCGCCGCCTGCGCCGCCTGGAATAGGGTTACCAAAGATCTCTACGAACTCTGAGAATGAACGAACCTTAACAGGACGCATTCCTGGTCCTCGTTCTGTTCTACCAATAACTACTGGACCAACCTCATCGGGCAGGGCGGGTAGTTGGGAGTTGTCAATTTCATTGATGAAAATACCGGGTGAAATAAACTTAAAAGATTTAACTGACATTATGAAGTGTCTCCTTGTCGCTCTTCAAAAATCTTGAGAATAAAATATTCTGATTATCGTTAATAAATAGTTAATAAATTAACGAAAGTCCTAAATATAACTTTATGATCGATAAAAAGGAACGTTGCCGCTAACTTGCATATGTTCAGGTATATCACCCAAGATGACATGCTCTCTTGGAATCTTCACTTCAACGGCGTTTTCTCTGCGTACAATCTTGGGACGCTCTTCGTTTTTGTCCGCGCCAATAATGTATCCAATAACTCTAAAATTAATTTGAGTCTCGTATCCTCGGGCATCCTCAAGGAGCGAGGATGCGTTATTATTTAGTGTGTAATCTGAATCGATAAACACTTCAAAACGGTGATTGTCTTTTTCAATGACAAAATAATTTACAGCACCTGTCTTGGTCATGAACGGTGTAATTATTTCATTAATTTGTTGTTGATATTCAGACATTACTGTCAAGGTGTAAGTGACTTCAAGATAAACTGGGATTGGCACTGTAATTGTTTCATAAACAACTTTTTCATTCTTTCTTGGAAAATTGTTTTGATTAGACCCAACACCATCTAAGACCAATCTTTTTGAATCGGCATTTGCAAAATTAGCGGTCTTGTCCTGTTTAATTGTTCTTGCAACAGTCATTGAGCCACCCTTGTTATCGGGGAGGTTCATTGCTGCCGCATAGTAGGCACCGCGCTTGGCTAAATCTTTTGAAATGCCTGTGCGCTCAATACTCATGATTGGATAGATTAACCAACCATTAACATCGCGAAGTTCTCTATCATGCTTAATTTGAAAGGCTCTTTCAGCGCCAGCCCAAATGAAGGGCACTTTTTTAAACCCTTTGTTTGTAGAACAAAAGATATCAAGTTCTTCATCAATATATTCAAACAGAGCACGGTCAATTGTTTCAATAGTTGAGGGCTGAATCTCTAATTCTTTTAACGGAGCAAGTTCTGTTCCTCTTGTCTGACTGAAATCATCTGGATAATCAGGTGGCATCGAATAGTCCCTCTCTTGAATAGTATGCTGTAGCTACGATTTCAAATGTATGATCAATCTGCCCAAACAATTGTCTTGCCCACTGAGTGCTGACGATCTCGTAGTAGTAATCGCCATACAAAACAAAGTCGCCTTCACGGACATAAAGGTCTTGGTCTTCAATCAATCTTCTTTTGTGGAAGTAGATTGTAATTGTGTTTTGCTTATCCATACCAGCAACTGTGTCTGCTTTTGTTTCTGTGCTTTGGTAATCTACAAGAGCATAGACGCGGACAGGTGGTAAGAATGTTTTTTCTATAGCCTCGCCATAAAGATTGTTGTATTGCGTGATTGAATCGTCAATCGGATAGTAAACAATTTGCTGTCCTATAACGCGCTCAATAAGCTCGTCATTAACTTGCTTAACAAGGTTGCGTTCTTTTTCACCAAGGAACAGCGGGGGTGGTGGCTGGTCTGGCTGTTTCCATTTTTCGTCGTCTGACATTTATCCCCCTTATCCTACGAAAACGCCTGCTGGTATTTTCTGACTGAGGCTGTTGACATTATCGCTAATCTCTGAATCCTTGGCGGCAAGAGCCTGATAGGTCAACTGGTCTAAGACATCACTCAGTTCGCCTCTAAGATTTGTTTGCTCTTCACGAGCTTCGCTGATTAATGCTGTACCGTTAAGGGTCACAGACTCGCCAGGGATTGGCACGGTGGCAAACTTGGAGCGGATCTGTCCAAGTGTTTCTTTGCTTAAAGCAAGAGCAAAGCGACGGATCCATTGCTTACCGATGGAGTTAATGTTTGCGTATGGAATATTAGCAAAAGGAATTGTATTCATATTGTTGATTCCATCAATTCCAGAAACAGAGCCAGATGTTTCAGTCCAGGCATCTTCAACAATTCTAAAGTCAAAGTGATAAAACTCAGGTGTAACACTGCCTGGGCTCACAGGGACTGGGAAAAGTCTTAATTTATTGTTATCCAACTGGAACGAGTAGTGTGAGTTTCTTGTGTAGATCGCATCCTCAAATTCCATCGCCTGTGCTTTGTTCTGCCATACTGGGATTAACTGGAAGGTTGAGTCGTCTGCGTATTGACCATAGTTAGCCAAGTTACCAACCGTATTCAGTCCTCCATAATATCCGTAAAACCTCCACATAGCTGCTGGTGTTTTATAATAAACTTTATCAACAATAACTCTCTTGCCGCTTACTAAGCCGCTATAAGGAACAGGATCGCCAGTAGCCTTGTCAAGATTATTGTTTGAAGCACTTAAGATAATCGCGCCTAAATCATAGTCTTGAACATCTTGTATTGGAGCGAAAGACCCTGAGTAGATTGTTGTTAGTCCACCAATTCCAACTTGAGTTGAAACGGCATCGCCATACTTCTGATTTAAAGCAAAAGTAACTTTAGGGTATTTTAAGGCGATGTGCGTACCGCTTAGACTGGAAGAAAGTTCTCCCTCCTTTAATTCACCATCGTGATCAAAAGTGCCTGTGGTCATACCAAGAATATCAGAAAGAATGTTCTTGGATTGGTGCATGTTAACAATATAGGAATATTCCAGCACTGCCTCTTCATAAGCAGCATAGACACTTCCTGTGGTCAACTCAATATCTAATACATCTCCACCAAGCTTTTGGTATGTGTAGTTGATCTGGTCTGCTGCACCTGATAAAAAATCTGTTGATGCGTCGTATACACCAATCGGTGTTTGTAAACTTACATCAGATGCTGATCCAGTTCGTGGTAATATAACAGCACTAACTTGGCTGACTGGAGTTAAAGTGGGTATCGCCATTAATTATAAGTCTCCTCTCATTAAATAGTTGACGGCATAAAGAAAACCCCCGCCAATTGCTTGACGAGGGAATTCTTTTATTCTACGAGTTGATTAATCGTATCAAACGAGATCAACAACGATGACGAGTCCGTACATGTCGGGACGAACCATCTTCTTACCGTAGCGTGTCATGACTCCCTTGCGGGGCACGAAGTCTTCGGTTCCGAAGATAGTAGGTGTGACCTGTAATGGCACATAAGGTGCGTAGACGTATCCACTCTCTAAGAAGGATCCACCCTTGCGACCAACGAGGACCACGTTACGGGGGAAGTAAGGATCAACATAGACATCCCACTTCTTGGAAAGTGCGCCAACCTTAACAGCGCCAACGGTTCCGCGCTCTGCGTCAGCAGTCACGGAAGCACGGAAGCCAGCGGTAAACTCAAGGACGTTAGCAACTTCAGGTCCGACGACGATGAAGTTAGCTCCGCCGCGAAGAGTCTTGCGGTGGATCTGTGCAGACACGTCGTTGATGGTCTCAACGAGAGTCTCGTACCACTCGGAAACAGTACCGGTGAAGTCTGGAGTTGCTGTAGTAGCACCAATCTCCTGTCCAGTAAGTCTGTTTACAAACTTACCAGCGTGACGTGACCAGTAATACTTGCCTGCGGTAGCACCCTTAACGAGGTCTTCGAGAATCTCACGATCAATCTCAAGAGCGATCTGCTCAGAGAGAATAGAAGTAAGCTCAACCTCTGCGTCAAGGTTGTGGTATGCGTTAAGATCTTGTCCTAACTCAGGGGTCCACTTAGCCTTGAGCTTTTTGGTGATAGCTGTGATGGACACAGAATCAACCTTGATGTCGATCTCAGGGATAACACCAGCGGTCGCTCCAACAGCGTTGGAAGCCTGCTCAGCACCCCAGAGGTCATCACCGAGAACGGAGCCAAGAGCGCCACCTGCGATGAAGTCATCCTTAATTGCAAACTCAAGCTGCAACGGGGAGTGAGAGAAAGATGCCGACAACTGGGCAACTGTTCTGGTATCGGAAGCGATAACCAAGAGAAGGTCATCTTTCGCATCGCCAGCACCGTAGATACCGTTGTTAGCAACAGAACCAGAATACTGAGTCAAACGACGGACATGAAGTCCTTCAGAACCAGTGATTGCCACACCAGCGTGTGTCAACAACTCAGCAGCGATAAGATCGTCCTGGTTGAACTGAGCGGGGACATCGACTTTAAGAACAATAAGGTTGGTTGTTCCAGAAGTAAAGTCTGGGTCATAACGCACGAGTCGATCAAGAAGACCTGCTGCGGCTGCACCATCAGCACCACCTGGAACACGGACGAAGGAAGTTCCTCCGAATGTACCAGAGAGGATTGCCTCACCAGCAGCAACTGCTGTAGAACCAGTTGGGGAGGAATAGCCATTGTTCAATGCGTAGAAAGAGTCCTCTGCATTGTCACCAGTAAGGCTAATACCACCAGTGATCTCGGAAGCGACCTTGCCACCACCATAAAGAGATTCACCTGATTCGTATCCAAGTCTTCTGCCAGTCTCGTTAGAAACTGTGAAGTCGAGGAAGAAAATGAGTCCACTAGGGAGACTCATGGGTTGAACGGAAACGAGATCGTTTGCGATCAAGCCGCCGAATACACGACGGACAATTGGGAATGCAACTGCTGCGAAGCCTTCGACATCGCCTGCTGCCATTGCGGAAGTTTCACGAAGAAGTTCCTTAGCCTGGTTCTCTAAAAGACGAGCCATGCTATTACGAGTGCGGTCATTACCGAGTCCTTCAAGAAGTCCTGTCTTCTCCCACTTGGAAAGAAGTGCAGCACCCTCCTGAGAAAGATCACGGTTGACAATGCCCTCGGTTAATTTATCAAGAACGGACATTATTTATTTTCTCCTTTTATGCCTGCTAAAGCCCTCATTCTACTGAAATGTGAATTTTGGGCGTTGGTCTCCCTACGACGAGGGAGGGTTGACGATGGTCTTTCAACTGCTTCGCGAAGTGATTGTGGAGTAGAGGATTTTGTCTTCTCTCCCACTGCGCTTTGAAGGGTATCATAAATTACCTTCGCCTCTTCAACAGAATCGGCATTTGAAATAGACTCGACAATTCTTGTTTTTTGTCGCTCATTCAAGGAGGTGCTATTTAACACCCGATTCGTGTATAGTAAACGAGCGTTTGAAAGATTGACTTCTTCCAATCGCCCCTTAAGATGTAAAATTGTTTTTTGTAAATTGGAATTGTCTTGCTTAAGTTCATTAACTTGATTGACATACATTCCTGTTTCTTCTCGTGCCTTTTGAATAGCATCGTGCTCTTCGGCAAGCTCATCGTCCTTGAGGGCGGCGAGTGTCACCTTCTGTCCTTCAAGGTTACGATCAGTAGGGGTTGAGCGTCCTCCCAAACCTTGGTCTGGGATACCTAAGTCTACCTTAAGTTCTTCAGCAATCGCGTCAAGAATTTCCTCGTCAAGCTCAATCTCTTCATCAAGATCGGTCTCTTCCCCTTCGGTTTCAAGTGCTTCCTCGATTTCTTCTTCGAGGGTATCGGCGAGGTCTTCGTGAGATTCCTCAACAGGTTCTTCCTCCTCGGATAAAGCACGCTCAAGGGCTTCAAGGTCCAAACGAACCATAATAGGCTCATCACCTTCTTCAACAGCGTAGGGAACTTCTTCCATTACTGCGCTTTCTTCCTCTTCTTCAAGGGTTTCCTCTTCCTGCTCTAAAAGAGAGTTAACGGCATCCTTGACTTCTGAGGAATATTTTTCAATAATCGCTGCTTCGGCATTCTTAATAGCTGCCTCTTTTAATGCTTCCGCATCAACGATTGCTTGTTCTAACAAAGTAGACATAGATAGACACTCCATAAAATAAAATTGGTCAAATATAAATAGTATATTATTTTACGAAATGCCTGAAATCTTATCAGTTACCCGATCCACTAACATACTCGTCAAGATGGTTGAATTCAAACACCGCTGTAAAGTGTGCTTGACCGGGGTGATCGGATCCGCCTGGGATACGGAAAAAGATGCCAAGAAGTGATCCTGTCGTAAACGCATTACTACCTGTGACATTAGCAGCCCTTAGTATGTCAATGCCTCCAACGACATTAACACCAGGGTTAATACTGGAGGTTGCTTGGACAATAACATTTCTTGTTGTAGAGTTGGCAATCGTACCATTCTCTGTGATTGGTGCCTCTTCAAGTCGGAAAAAGATTTCTGCTCCGGTATTCGTACCAGGGAACCTATACATAATGTTTGTTAATTTTCCGCTGAATGGTGTTAGGATGGCTACATCATTATTAAAGGCTGTGCCCACGGCGGAAATCCCATTCTGAGTTAAAGGCAAATATCTGCCAGTGTCAGCATTTGATGTGCTTGTAATATCAAAATTACAAGTATAGGTTTGAATAATTTTTCCTCTTGCTCGACCGCCTACAATTCCGTCTTCGCCGTCAACCTCAAATACAACTGGTGCGGAGGCAGGCGACGATCCGCTTTTAACCTCAAGTGTTCCTGCGAGGCTGAGTTCGTTATCGTTATAGTCAAACACCAAATTGGCAGAGCCAGAGAATACACCATCTTTATTGAACTGGATGTGGGTATCGTTTCCGCCTGGAACAACTGCTGACGATGTTAATATAACTTGATTGGTGTTAGCAGCAAGTCCAAGATAACTGCCAGGACCGCCCAAGGCTCCTGATATAACCGCTCCGCCAGCGACATCGACTACCAGTTTTGAACCCGAAAGGGCAATACCACCTGCTTGTGAACCTGACAAGATTAGTGCGTTCTGTGCTGTATTATATAAAATGACAGATTCACCTGAGTTTCCAAAAACAATATTCTTGTCAGCTTTTACAAACGAGTTCTCGTTAAGTTGAATTCCCTTAGATGCCGTTAGTGCTCCAGATACAAAGATAACATCATCACTTAGTGTATTACCAAGTGAGACAGACCCAGATACAGTCAAGCTTCCAGAAACAACAACAGTACCATTAACATCAAGTTCAGCGTTTGCTGATGTGCCTGATTGATTAATACCAACTCTTTGATTAGCGCCGAATACTCTAAGAGTATTTTGGTTGTTTGTTCTAAGAACAATATCTTTTGTATTTTCGTTTTCAATAAACAGATGCTCGGAAGAGTTAATCTGGATTGCCGCTGCGGCTGATCCGTCTTTGTTAAACACAATTTCTTTTAGTGTATCCGCATCGCGAGTGTTTATCACGAGCAGAGACTGACCAGAGCCAGTTAGCTCCAGAGATCCTGTAATTATTACTGTGTCTTTAAAGTCAGATGATCCAGAAACATTAAGATCTCCACTTGTTCTTAGACCACCTCCGGCAAAAACCTCACCGGATGAAGATATAAATGATGGAGCTTTTATAGCACCGGAAACATTTACATCACCACTTGTTCTAATACTTGCTCCAAAAACTTCTCCAGAGCTTGATATGAATGAGCCATTGCTTATTGTTCCGCTGATCGCAGCGTTACCAGAAGTTCTTAAACCACCGGCTGCAAATACTTCTCCAGACGAAGAAATAAAGGACTTGTTTTTAATTGAACCTGTGGCGTCTAATTGACCACTTGTTCTTAATCCCGATCCAAAAAGATGGCTAGATGCCGAGACCGCACCATTAACATATACAGATCCAGTAAACTGATGAATATCGTCTGCGGTGTCTCCAAACTTTGTATTACCACTTGCAGAGATGTTTGTGATTGTTTTGTCTACAACATTAATATTATATTGGTTAGCAGTTAAGGTGCCGGAAATTTCTACACTTCCGGTAATAGCCAATAAGTTTGAGGCTGTGTGGAACATAAAGTCTGCTGATCCACTAACGGCACCTTTTCCGCCGACATCAGCAACCCTATACATAACAGAGCCTGTGGGTCCGCTTGCCGATATCAAAGTGTTGGCATTAATATATTCCCATCCGAATTCGCCCATTTAAAAATTACCTTTATAATTTGTCATATTAATTAGTTACCTGAACCACTTACATACTCTACAAAATGGTCAAACTCAAAAAGATAAGTTTGGAAACCTGTCCCTAATGCTGTGTTTGTATTGCTTGTCTTCATAATGATTCCAACCAACGAACCTGTGCCAAAGTCCCAGCTACCAGTTACTCTTTCGTCTCTTAGCAAATCAATACCGCCAACGACATTTGGACCGGCAAATGAAGCAGTCGCCTGATGAATTGTTTTGGTTGTAGAGCTTGCTGCTGTCCCGTTTTGTGTGACTAGTGCCACATGCATTTCAATACGAAATTCAGTTGCAGCATTAAAAGTAGGCGTGCCTGTGCCTGATGCATCGTGGTCAAAACGATAAAGTATTTTTGTTAATCTACCGGCATTTGGCATCAAAGTGCTTGTTTTTCTATCAAAAGTTAGCTCTTGTGCTGTTGTCGGGAAAAGAGTGTTCCTCATATACTTAAATCTGTTTTGATTAGATCTAGTCGTGCTTTGTCTGTGTGTGGAGTTAGCTGTCCAAGCCTCGACAAGTTTTAGTTTTGTGCGACCGGCAGTAATACCATCCTCGCCATCCACTTGAAAGACAACTGGGGCACTAGCAGGGGATGAACCACTCTTAACCTCGAATGTGCCTACTTGTGATAGTTCAGCATCATCATAGTCAAAAGCCAGATTAGCAGAGGCAGACATCACGTTGCTGTTGTTGAACAAGACGTTCGTATCAGAACCAGGCAATTGGGGTACAGCGCTGGTAAGAATAATCTGTCCTGTGTTGCTTATCCCAAGATAGCTGCCTGGTCCAGCGACTGCGCCTGATAACACAAGTCCTTTCTCCAAGGCAGGTGGGAATGAGACAGCATCAGTGTGATCAAGTAAGATCTTGGAACCAAGTATGGTTGTTCCGTTAACACCAGAGCCTGATATTTGAAAGTGACCATTGCTTGCTATGTGCTGAATAGATGCGGAGGCATTTAGAGCACTGCCTGTAAGAAGTAGCTTTTTGCCTGTGGGCATAAGTGCGCTGTCTTGAAGCGTAATTCCTTTGGATGCTGTTAGAGTACCGGATACAAATATGATATCGTTGCTTAGTGTGTTTCCAAGTGATACACTTCCGCTAATTGTCATAGACCCAGAAGTGATCATAGTGCCGTCAATATCTAATGTAGCATTAGCATCAACACCACCTCCTGCGATCTCAACTCTTTGTTGATTGCCAAAGACCCTGATGGTGTTCTGATTATTGGCTCGGAGGATAATATCTTTCGTACTCTCATTCTCGACAAAGACATGACTATCATTATCAATACCAACTGAGGATTGGGTTGAGCCGTCTTTCTTGAAGGCTATTTCTTTGAGAGCATCACCGGGCATCGTGTTAAGGGTGATAAGCGATTGCCCAGAACCAGTAATTTGTATAGCACCTGGATCTGATCCTGTAATAGAAACAATGTCCTTGAAATCTGTGGAGCCAGAAACATTCAGTTGTCCGCTTGTTCTAAAACCAGGATCAACATCAGTGCCAGCGGCAAAAACTTCACCGGATGCCGAAATAAATGATTTGTTTTTAAGAGTGCCTGAGAAAGCAATATCACTATTTCCTGTACCACTATTTCTAAAGCCTCCAGCAGAAAAGATCTCTCCAGAACTGGAAATAAACGATGAGTTGGTTATTGTGCCAGTAACGGCTACATTATCGCTTGTTCTCAATCCAACGCCGTAAACCTCGCCAGAGCTTGAAACAAAGCTTGTGTTTTTAATCGTGCCTGTTATTTCTACATCGCCGCTTATTCTAAAAGCTGCTTTCTCATCGGGTGTTCCTACACCGACGCCTGCTGCAAACATATCGCTTGAGGCAGATAAGGCACCCCCGATGTTGACAGAACCAGTAAACTGATGTATATCATCTGTGGTATCGCCAAACTTAGTATTCCCACTCGCTGAAAAATGTGAGGTGACGACAGACTGAGACAACACATTAAACTGGTTAGATGAAATTGTGCCAGACACTTCCATAGTTCCGCTTATAGCAAGAACACCGGAAGCGGTGTGGAACATAAAATTGTCGGAACCAGTTATATTACTGTATTCGCCAGTATCACCCGACCTAAACTGAACAGAACCTGTAGGTCCGCTAGCAGATAGTGAGGAATGTGTATCTATGTATGCCCAAGGAAAGTCGCTCATTTCCGCGATCTCCTTTAAATACTGTTGACACCTAGATAGACGTGAACATTGCCAGTAGCGGTGTTATTATAATCTGTACACCGAACAGCAATTCTTTCAATGCCTTCAATATTAAAAATATTGTAAAGGTCCGTGTTATTAGGTACAGTTATCGCTATAGCACTTCCAGTACCGTCCGTAACATCTAGTACAGTTAAAATGCCCCATTCATCAAAAGCGGCGTGATATCCCCACAATTGAATAGTAACATTACCACCTGTTGCGTTGTTTTTTACTAAGCAGTGTAATGTTTTTTGCAATCCAAGATTTTTATAGCCATCAGTATCCGCTGTGGGTGCTGCTGTAGCTGCGGTAATCGTGTATGCTATCTGTTCTGGCTTGGGAACACCTGCGGCATCTGTCGCAATGTTTTGAACTGTACGGCTTCTTCCTCCAGCCCTATATGCGGTAAATGTTTCTGGCATGTTGTAAAACTCCTAATATTTCTTTATAATTAGTTCTTTTTGTTTCTTAAGTTCTTGTTTTTTGCTTTTTCTCTTCTGATCCGATTATTTCTTTCATTACGAACCTCGGAGGGTTTGCGGTAATAGCGACGACGGCGAACCTCGTTTAAGATGCCTGCCTTTTTTACCTTGCGTGTAAAGCGACGAATCATACGCTCGGGTGTGTCGTTTACCTTTCTACCTCGTCTGTTATTCTTAAGAGGCTTTACTATTAAGTTTGATGCTCTGCTCATTTTACCATTCCTGACCAATTCTTATTTACGCCGCCGAATAATTGGCTAATATCGACGCCGGAGTCTCTTGGGTCCACACCAGAAAGAGGATCGCCTTGTTTAGTTTCTGCGGGGGTTGCGCTTGGGGTTGTTCCTGCGAAAAGGTCTACACCATTATAAGCGTCCTTACCAACAGCATCTAACATTCGCTTTCTTGTTTCTTGTAGCTTTTGTTTAGCAATACGGTTTTCTTCTTCGTAGTTTCTTTGTGGTGGGGCGGGTTGTTGTGCTTCTACAATTGTTTGCCCTCCAAGACCCTGTGCGACCTCTGATACGATGTTAGACAAGATACCCTCTTCAAAGATTACTTCTTTGATACACTCTTTGATAAGAGGCTTAAGAACCTGTCGTAGTTCTGATTTTTTCATTTTTCCCTCAGTACGTCGTTTAGCGCTCTATTGATACGATCAGCCTTAGTAATAATATTTGGCTGTTTACTTTCCTGCATCATAAAAGCGCCCGTGGTTGAAGGCTCGGATACAAAGTCAAAACAAATCAATTGGAAATCCTCTTCCACAATTGTCTGCCCACCTTGCTCGTGGACCGATCCCATGCCTCGGGAAGAGATGCCAAGCTTAACGCCAGATTCAACAAGTGAACGCAAGATCTGTCCAGATGGTGTATTGAGAATCTGAACCTTGCCCTTGACAGCATCGCCGTCCCACCAGATCTCTGTGACGAGATGTGCGGCATTAGCAAGGTTAATAACTGCGGAGTCAGGGTGATCTAACTCTCCAAGTGCTCGCCTTTCGCGGACAAGCTTTTTGTAGTTCTCAACTTCACGCTCCAAGATCGGGCGACTGTAAACGCGACGATTTCCGTTTAGATGGTTTGCTCGCTGCATAACACCAGTAAGAAACATGGCATTTTCCTCTTTGACCATCCGTTTTTCCTCTTCGGTCAATAAATCATCGCAAATCCCGTTGGGGCAAAGTTCGTAGTATTCTGTTAATAAATATTTGTTCATCTTTTTATCCAATTGCGGGCGCAACCCGCGTGAGTTGGGATCCCTTGCAGCAGCGTCTTACGGGCTGTAACATCCACTTGTTTGTCCAGTTATCCATTATTTACTCCTATCTGTATTCCCTTGTCGCTGAATACCATATTAAAGATATATGATGTCCCTGACGACAGCCAACCTAATATTAATAAGTTGACGAGGTTATACTCGTATGTAAATAGTTCTGTCCAGCCATTTATTCCAAACAAAAGAACGCCAACCCAAAAGCCAACGCACATAGGGCAAGAAAAAAGATCGCCAAACCAGCCGGTAGTCGGGCGAACCTTATCAAAGATACTTCCATAAACAAGTATCTGCGTCAGCCCGTAAGCGGCTAACACAAAATATATTAAGCTCATTTTAAGTCCTGTACATTATGTTCATACCATATGGACCTCTGATCCATCCTGGTCTGATTGAACCCTTAACTGGCTCTTGTGGAACCTCACCAAGCGGGGTGCTATCTGCTGGGGTGGGTTCAGTAAGGTAATCATCAACAGCTTTTTCAAACTCTTCAATATGTTCAAAGTAAGGTTTTTCTTCAACAATAAATTTGTTGATGCCAAAGAGAGCAACCTGAATCATATCATGGTTCTCGTTGACAAACATCTCGCCTTCCATAGAGCCATAAACAAAACCAGAATGAACTGATTCTGGTTTAATAATTCCTTCGTTTCTCAAAAGCAAAAACAAACGATCTTGTGTGTCGTAGACTTCTTCGTTTGTGCGATGCTTTGCGAGAGCCAAGATCTTGTTGCTATCTGGATAAATAACAATATCCACATCTGGATGGTCCTCGACGACAAGTTGGTTGCCCATTGTCTTGCGGACTTTAAGCTTGATATCTTCTTTGATACCAAGCTTTTCTGGTTGTTGTGGGATCTTGACAGTAATACTCATTATGCGGTAATCTCGTGAACTAAGTTCTGAATCTTAAGAACCTTTTCAACAAGATTCTTATCAACAGGAGTATCTCTAAACTCCTCAATCATATTAATAACAGAATTGGTAGATTCAGTCATAGTGTTGTCAGACTTGATCTCATCAGTAGCAAGCGCTTGTTGAAGAGCGCCATGAAGTCTACCAAGTTCTTCGTTAAGATAAATCTTCATATCAATATCGGAACTGAATGAGAGGATATATCGGTTTAGTAATTCTTTTTGCTCCGACAAAAGGTCATCACCATAAGTCTCGTTAAACTTGCTGGTAAAGGTTTTGAAAACAATATTATCAATTGGTTTCATTTCTGTCTTTGATTCTTCAATAGTGTCCGCAGTTAAAGTTTCTAAAACCTGTTGCTCTAAAATAACACCTCGTTTAATTCCAACTGCGGTGGAGTCCGCACCAAAAAGTTGAGATACGGTGGCAATGCTTTTGTAGTTAGGGACAAAATTGTTATAGACACCTGAACCAATCTCTTTATTGATCCTATTGATGACAGCGCTTTGTGCGTCATAAATCTCTTGCTCATCAAGCTCTGAGTATGCCTCACGGATCTTGTATAGCAACTTTTCTGCTGTCACATCATCCAAGTCTGTAGACTCAAGGATCGCTTGATAAAGTTTTAGTTCTCTTCCAAGAATTCTGTTGGATGAGAACGATTCCTTTAAGATATCAACGATGTTGTTTTTTCGCTCTTTGTCCTGCGAAACAACTGCTTTAGTCATTTCTCTGACGAGTGCTTCATATAAAAAAGCTGTATTTCTTTTCTTATTATGTTTAGTTTTTGCCATTTGTGCCACCTAACTTGCTGTTATCTAACTCCGTAATTAGTTTCTTCATTTCTTGTTTGACCTCAAATAATCTTCTTTCTTCTAAATTATCAGCAGGTTCCTTCTCTTCTTCGTATAGTCCTCCTGTACGAAACTCTCCTGAAAGATTGCTGAGATGATTTAAAGACTCATATCCTTTACCGCCTGGGTAGGTAGTGCGAGCGGTAGCAATCTCAACTCCTCTTGCTTTTGAGCGAGTACGACGAGTGCGTGGACCACTTCTACCTTTGCGTCTTTCGTCGCGTTTGCCAGGGGCTGCGAGAAGTGTGTCGTCTTCTGGTTCTGCTGCGGGGGTATCACCTGCGGGAGTGTCACCTGCGGGGGTTGGAGTGTCACCGCCGGTATCTCCGCCGAGAAGATCTTCCAAATCATCTCCACCTGTACCACCGCCGAGGTCTTCAGTTCCACCTCCAAGATCACCTCCGGCTGCTTCGCCTTTAACTTCTTCACCAACACCTTCAAGCTCTGCGTCAAGGCGACGATCAAAGAACATTTCTCGTTGATTACGAATAAATTCTTCTTCGGAAAGATTGAAAATATTGTCAGCAACCCAGCGACGAGAGAAGAAACCAGCAGTAGCGGCACCCGCAACATCAAACTTGGTCTTCCAGTGCTCAAGTTCTTGAAGTTCTGCGAGCTTGGATGGATTGTTGAGAGACAACTTGAAACTGATAAGATCTGCGCCTTTATATCCAAGTGTGTAAAGGTGGATAATTCCAATCTTTTCTAACTCGGTAATGATGGAGCGCTGAAGTCTTTGAATTGTTCTCGCGAAACGAATGTCCTTTTGTGCGAGTGTGGTCTTGTCCTCATCTGCTCCCTCCATATTAGTGAGGTAGGAAGCGGGCACCTTAAGTGCGGAGAACAACTTGTCGCGGAGATACTTAACATCGTCAATGTCACCTGTGTATGTTCCGCCAGGGAGCGATTCAACGCGGGAAGATACACCTCCGCGAACAGGAATAAAATAATCTTCCTCGGTGCTCATTGGGTTGTATCGCAAGTCAACACGACCTGTATTGGCATCAACAACTTGATTACGCTTCATTTGCGTCATAACTTTTTGCATATATGCTTCGATATCATTTGGTGCGACATTTCCAACATCGATGTAAAACACACGACGCTCGGGGGCACGAACAATACGATAAGACATCATTGCATCTTCAAGAAGAATCAACTGACGGAAGATACGGCGGGCAGGCTCAAGAACAGAAGTTCCGTAAGGAGCATACTTGTCGTTGCCGAGGATGCGGAAATGTGCCATTTGCCAGTTTTCAAAAGTAAGTCCGCCAGAGTTCCATTGAAACTGAACATACTTTGGATTTGTCTTGTCCTCGCCTTCAAGTCGTTCGATCTCAAAGGTAGGCAGACCAATAGCAGAGGTGACGCCAAGACGTTCGTCAATGTCAAGGTACAAGAAGAAGTCGCCGTACTTACACATTGAACGGCTCCAGCCAAAAAGGTTGAAGTCAATGTTAAGAACGGTATGATAAAGCTCGCTAAGGACTGCCTTGATTTCTTCGTTGTGACACCTGATTGAAAGAAGCGGCTGAAGGTCTGAACAAGTTGTCATCTCGTCCGCATAAATATCAAGAGCCGAGGCAATCTCTGGTGTGTATTCCATTTGCTCAAAGTCTTGGTATCGCTCGGCACGCAACTGGTTAGCCATGATAGCTGTGGATAATTGCTCAAAAGGATTGTAAGAGGACTTCTTAAAATTAAGTCCAGAGGCAGACTGGAACTTAAACTTATCCAACTGGACACGAGAAAGCTTGCGACTTGTCTGTGTTCTATAGTTTACGAGCGGACCAGAAAGCAAACGGGTGAGTTGCCTAAAAAGTGCTGACTGATTGTTTTTTGGGTTTCTTTTATTCTCTGCCATGTTTATCCTTTATAGAGCCAACCAAACTGTTGCATTTGCTGAATTGCTTTTTGTCTCTGGTCGAGTGTGGTATTGTCTGCTCTGTATCCTTCTTGTCCTTTAATCTGTGTATTTAGCTTTGTTGAAGCGACAAACATAGAATCAACGAATGCTTCTCTGTATTGTTGCTCTAATTTCCCTGCTTCAAACGCTGTATCCCTTACCCAACAGCCAATCGCAAGAGCCATAGTCAAGTCATCGTTGTAACTTCTCATAGCCTCGGGGCGACCATTGTTCCAAATAAACGTCTTGAACTCGTTGAGAGTTCGCGAAGAATATATGGTAATTAGTTTATTTCTAATGAATTCCTCCATTTTTGCTATGATAAGCGGTCGTGTCTTGGAGGTAGTGGAAAAACCAGCGATAGCATTGGACATATGCTCACCGCGAACCTGCTCCACATACTCGTGAGTAGACTTAACAGAGAAGTATATATTATTATAACCCAGTTCTTGTAGTTTTGATAATACGGCAAAGCCAACTGAGTTGTTTTCTACAACTACCATTCCGTTGTTGTATTCTTTGCCGATGCTGTTTAGCATGTCTGCATATACATCTGGGGTAGGTTTGCCTTGGTATTCAGCAACAATTTCCATTGTCTCAAGTTTTATAACATGAAGTGTAGAGTTATCTTTTCCATCACCTCGGGCAACATCAGCGGAAAGAAGATAGTTGCAGCCGTCAACTGCCTTTTCCCAGATCCAGAAGTTGCGGTCAAAGCCTGTGCGATACTGTGGTTCTTTAATCGTGCTCTCCATCCAAGTCAGATCGTCAGGGTGGATAACAGTCTCACCCGACATATTGAAGTTACACTCTAGCTCCTGTGCGATCTGGCGGCGAGACATGTTTCTTGTTTCTTTTTCAAACCATTCTCTGTCTCGGTCAGGATGAACGTCCCAAGGCAAGACGGTTGGAAAGAAATCGTTTTGCTGCTGCTCGGCATCAACATAAGCTTGGTGAAACCAGTTACCAACACCATTAGGTGTCGATAGGGCGATACAACGACCACCTGTTGATAGTGTAGGGTACAAACCAGTCCAAAGTTCGTCAAGCCCTTCAACATGAGCAGCCTCATCGATGACCAACAATGAAAGTGCTTCCGAACGACCTGCGTCTCCTGATGTGGAGGAGGCTTTGATCTCTGAGCCATTTGATAATACGAACGATGCTCGGTTGTCAATATCAATGCTCGCTATCTGCATCCAAGGAGGCAAGTTTTTAATAATGTGTTTGACCTTCTTTACAAGGTTACCTGCCGTCTGGAACTTGGTTGCGATAACCAAAATGTTTTTGTTGCGATGAAAAAGCATCATCCACGCAACATAAGCAGCCGTTGTGGTGGAGATACCCAACTGGCGTGCTTTGAGGATCACATTAAATCGGTGATCGTTGAAGTCATAAAGCAACTTCTCCTGAAAGGGATACAACTTAAATGGTATCAACCCTTCAAGGGGGTGTGCAATTCTTGCGTAGTTGTTAATAAAATAAACCGGGTCTTTGCCGCTCTTAAGTATCTCTTTTACTATTTCATTCTTTGTAAGTTCAAAGGACATGTAATCATCGTCTACTGCTTGCCAAGAGAGATGAAGTCACGGATAGACTGGTCAAGGCGATCCTCAGATGGCAGCCCAACTTCTACAACACCATCAAGGTTGCCAACTTTATAGTTACGCTTGGCTGTGACAAACACACGAACCTTTGAGGTATTCTGGACCAAGGTATCGCACTCTCCGTCTGCGGTAAGAGTTAGCGCGTCACCTGTAATCTTTTTAAATTCTTTCTTGAGAAAATTAGCGACATTCTGAATCATTTGTTCACAATCTGCTTCAATATCTCCTGCGTAGACATCTTTAAGCTTAATGTCGCTCTGGTATGAGATAGTAAGGATTGGTCCGCTCATGCGAACGTTAAATCCATCGACAACGCGAGAGTCGATGATAGGATCTCCTTCTTCTCTTTTAAGTCCGATCTTTCGTGCCTCTCCATCAAGAGAGTATTTCTCGTCCTGTGAACCATCATAAGCATTTGCGGCTGCCTGCGAGAT